CTAACTGATCCGAAGAAAGCATCTGATCTAATAGATGAGAGAGGCAGTAAGTTTAATCCTATAACACTTGAGGAACTCTATGAAAATAAAGCCTGATAAGAAATTCTTTAAAAAGCTAGGAGATGAGGTAAGAGATAAGATTCAAGTATCTGCACAGAAAAAGGGAGAAGATCATGAAGGGCATTCATTTGATAAATATACTACTAAATATGAGAATAGAAAGAAAGCTGGTAAGGCAGTTCCTAAAGGGCAATCAGTAGCAAGTAGATCAATAAAGCCTGATTTAACACTTACTGGAACTATGTGGAGAAACATGGCTAATAAACCTTTTAACAACAGAGCAGAGGTAGGCTGGACATCTAGACAGCAAGCACAGAAAGTTCAGGGATTAGCAGATGGAGGTAGAGTTATATTTTCAGATAAAGTTCATCCTGATGTAGATAAGCTAATTAAAAGAATGCTAAAGAAAGAAATAGATAAGAATGTTAAAGTAAGTAAGCCTAAAGATAAAACTATAAGGATAGGCTAGTGGAGCAGTTAATATCTATTTTTATAAATGTTTATATGATAGGCTATCTAGCATGTGTCTTTTCATGGCTTTTTGGTAGTGAATCTAGAGAGCTTATAAAGTCAGGCATGGTAAAGCCAGCTACAATACTTACAAAATCATTAATGTGGTTTTGGATATTATACATAACACTAAAAGATATAGATGAATAGGAGGCAATATGAAATACGATAATAAGTATGGTAAGAAGAAAAAGAAAAAGAAGAAAAAAAAGAAATCTAAATAATGGCTATTTATAATAAGAGAAAAGTAGTGCTTAATAAGCCTAGCTATATACAAAAGGGAGAGGCTGGATATCAAAGAAAGAAATTTAAAGTCTATGTTAAAGATGGGAACAAGATTAAAAAAGTAATGTTTGGAGATCCTAATCTTAACATAAAGAAGAAGAATCCAGTAGCTAGATCATCTTTCAGAGCTAGACATAGATGTGATAGTGATCCACCTAAAGATAAAACGAAGGCTAGATACTGGGCATGTAAGGTTTGGTAATAGTTACCATATAGGAACTAACATCATAACTATAATGGTATTTAAGATATAAAGATTTAAAGTTTACTTATTAACAATAAATAAGGAGTTCATCATGGATGAAACCATCAATCAAGATGTAAAAGTGGATACCACTAGTGAAGAAAGTGTAAAAGAGTCTTCAGTTGATCATAACAACTCTAAAAATGATAATGAAAGTGCAATCCCCTATACTAGATTTAAAGAGATAAACGAAAAGCTCAAAACAGCAACAGAAGAACTATCTAAAATAAAAAGTGCTAATGATAAAGCAAGGGAGCAAAAGCTCAAAGAAGATGGTAAGCTGAAAGAATTGCTGGATGAGAAAGAGAAACTCATAACAGATCTAAGTGGGAAAGCAGAATCATGGGATGCTTACAGATCAGAAAGAAAGGAACTATTACTTTCTAAACTGCCTGAAGCTGACAGAGAAGATTTTGCTAGTTTAAATTTAAAACAATTAGAGAAAGTTGTAGATAAGTTATCTACCACTACATCTGCTCCAGTTGCTAATAATCCAGCTACAAGAGGTGGAGGATTAGATGTCAATATGAAAGACATGAGCAGAGATGAGCAGAGAGATAGGTGGGCAGATATACTTTCTAAACATTCTTAAAAAATTAAAGGAAAGATAAAAGATGGCTACTGGAAATATAAACCAAGCAAACCTACCTTCAGGGTTTTTACCAACTTTATGGAGTGAGGCTGTATTAAAATATACTGAAAGAAATTTCAGATTAAGATCACTAATTACTGATTTCAGTTCACTTGTAAGTGGATCAGGAGCTAGTGTTCAAGTTCCAATGATTGGAGAAGAAACTGCACTATCTGCTCCTACTGATAATAGTGCATTAACATTTGAGCAAGGAGCTGAATCTGTTGTAACAATTAACTGCGATCAGCATCCTTATGAAGCTAAAAGAATTGAAGATATAGCATCTGTTCAAGCTAGTTCAGATCTATTTGATTCTTATGCTCAATCTTTAGGCTATGCTATTGCTAAAAAAGTTGATTCTTCTATAGCAACAGCTATGAAAGATGCAACTGGAGAGAATGTTGTAGCTCTAGCTGGTGTTTCTGCTGGAGATGATGATTCTAATATAACTGAAGCTAAACTGCTTGAAGGTATGGCTCATCTATGGAGTAAAGGTATAGATCCAGCAGATGGAAATACTTTTATGTTTTGTTCTCCTAATGCATATAAAAACTTAATGACTATTCCAGCTTTTGCTCATGCAACTTTAAGAGGAGATCAAGCTAATCCTATAGTAAGTGGAGCTTTAGGGCAGATCTATGGTGTTCCAGTTTATGTATCTCCTGACTGGGATGATAGTGGAGCTAGCACTACTGAATGTGCTACTATATTCACTAGAGGATCTATGGGATGTGCATTCTCAATAGAGCCTAGAGTTCAATCTCAATACAATCTAGAATACATAGCTAATGATGTTGTAGCTGATTGTGTATTTGGAGTATCTGTATTAGATCCTACTCATATAGTGAATTTCACTAACGAGTAATAGTTAATTATAATAATGGTAAAAGGGCAGAGTAATCTGCCCTAATACCTCAATCAAAACCTAAAGGAAATCAATGGCTAAAATTAAAAAAATTGAAACTGCTACTCTGCACATATCTAATAAATATGCAAGTGGAGCTGTTCATCCTAGATTACAGAAACACACTAGGCAAGCTCTAAAGCCTGATGTAAGAGCAGATCAAAAGATAGCAGAGCAAAAGTTAAGAGAAAGAAAACAGCAACAAGAAAAAGATATTTATAAAGAAAAGCAATCTGCTAAAGAAAAAGCATCAAAGAAAAAGCCTGAAGAAAAGTATGATTTTCCTTTTGATAAAGGATATCAGAAATATCTAGAAGGAGAGTTTAATTATTCAGCTAGATCAGCTAAAGATCAGAAAGCTATAGCAGAAGAGTCTAAATATCAGAAGGCTTATGAAGCTCAATCAGGTAAGAGCTATAAAGATGGTAGCAGTCTTGGTGGAGGTGGTGGTGTTAAAGGCTACTCTGCTGATTATGTTAAGTTTTTACAGAATAATATAAAAGGCTTTAATGGGCTACCAGCTAAATTGCAACAAGAGAGAGCTGATGATAAAAAAGCACAATCTGCATACACTAATCAAACTGGTAAAGATCCAGTAAGTGGTAACAAAGTAGGTGGTGGATCATATACTTCTGAATATCAAAAGTGGATTCAAAAGAATATTAATCCTAAAGATGCTGAAGATGCTAAAAAGCAACAAGATAATGCTAAAAATCAGCAAGCATATACTAAACAAACTGGAAAGAATCCTAAAGGCTAATGAAAGATCTGATAGAAAGTGTTAAAGCTAATGAAGGTTATAGATCACAGCCTTACAAGTGCAGTAATAATGTCTTAACTATAGGCTATGGCTTTGCTGTAAAAGATCTAGAACTAGATGAGGATATATGTGATATGATCCTGGAAAGAAAATTAGATAAACTCATAGAGGATGTAAATGATAAGTGGATATGGGTAGCTGATCTACCTGATAAAGCTCAACATGTTCTCTATGAGATGGTTTATCAAATTGGACTCAAGGGTGTAAGCATGTTTAAACTCACTTTAGAACATTTAGAGAATCATGATTTTCTGTTAGCAAGTAAAGAAATGCTTAATAGTAAATGGGCAAGATCAGATAGTCCTAATAGAGCATTAAGAATGAGTGCTATGATTGAGAGCTTACATGAAAGCAGATAAAGTAAATCTACATTTGCAGAAAATAAGCTCTGATATCGAGCATATAAAAGAGATTACTGGTAAAATGGAAAAGCATCTAGAAAAGTTAAATGGTAGAGTCAGATCTAATGAAAGTAAGATCTCTATGATCTATGGAGTAGGTATAGTATGTGGCTTGATATTTAGTGGATGCATAACATTCATTTTAGCCAGTTGAGTTTTTTGAAAAGAGTAATAGTTACACCTGATAAACACTTTCCTCTAGCAGATATGTCTGCAATTAGAGTAGTGTGTAAAGCTATAGAGCTAGTAAAGCCTGATACTTATGTAGATTTAGGAGATACTGGAGAGTGGGGATCTTTTAGCCATTGGAAATGGAAGAAGAAAAAGAAGCCACCTTTAGAGTATATACAACCTGATATGGATGCAGAGATAAAGGCAGTAAATGAAGGAATGGATATTATAGATTCTTCATTAGAAAAGGCTAAATGTAAAGATAAACACTTTCTTCAGGGTAATCATGAGCTATGGCTTGATCAGTTTGTAGATGAGCATCCTTACTTGCCTCAATATATGACTGAAAATGCTTTAAATCTAAAAGAAAGAGGCTATAAATATCATCATAATAGCAAGTTTTTAAAGCTAGGCAAGCTCTACTTTCATCATGGTAATTTCTATGGAGGGCAGTATCATTCTGCTAACCATATAAGGAAGCTAGGATGCAATATAATGTATGGGCATACACATGATGTGCAGATGCATTCAGCAACTATGTTAGGTGGGCAAGTATCAGCAATAAGTTTAGGATGCTTAAAAGATATGAGTAAGCAATCTAATGCATGGCTAGGAGGAAGAGAACATAACTGGAGTCATGCTTTTGCTATAGTAGACTTTTTTGATAAGGGTTATTTCACTACAAATGTTATACAGATTATAAAAGGTAAAGCTGTAGTGTGGGGTAAGTTAATAGATGGAAATAAATAGATGGATATTTGGTTAAGTGTTTTAGAGCAGTATGGAGTTCCACTAGTGGTAGCATGCGCTATGTATTATATGGTAACAAAACAGAATAATTATATTCAAAATGAGCTATCAAAAGAGATCAGGGAATCATTTGGTAGATTGGAGGGAATATTAGTTAAGCTAATAGATAACTCTAAAAAACAGCAATTAGAGCTAAAAGGTATAGAGAATAGCTATAAGACACTAGTAGAGGTAATAGCTAAACTATCAGGAAATGGGTTAAGGGATAAGTTTTTAAGAATGCAAGAAAGAAACGATAATAAGAGATATAAATGATACAAAAGTTAATTATAAATAAAGTTTTAGAAATTGCAACTAAAAAGATTACT